GACATTTCCTGACCCGCCTAAAGATAGGTTCATTGAGTCCGCCCTCATCTCCCCGCCCGCAAAAACCAAAGTTTCGCCTGTCAGGCTTGCTCTAGTGAAATCTATCACGTCTACTTCAGCATTTTCGTGAATATTCAGAATATTCGCCCCACCTGTTATGTTGATTCCGCCTATTTCTTGAATTTCGCTAAATGTATAATTGAGCGTATTGCTATCACCGTGCTGAATGATAGTGTCTGACGCCAAATAGAAGCGGGACCCAGTAACTCCAGACGCTATTGATATATCCACATTCTGCGCCGTTATATCCGAATAGCCTATGTCGTAGAAAAACCCACTACCTGTGATATAAGCATTTACATTATTAGTTGAGCCGTTTGCGTAGCCACTAAAAGTATTACTTCCGTAGTAAGCATTAACAACCGATGTGCTGACCCCATCTCCACTCGCAAAATAGAATGCGTTCTCGCCAGAGGTGACAACTGCACTCGAAACTGATTGTATAGTCGCATTAGTAAGATCTGGGCTTCCGGTAACATGGACTGTCGATTCAGAAATATTAATAGTCCCTGCCCCAGTTATACCTACGGTGTCAGCCTCAATGGTAATTGATGAAGAATCTGAAATTGATACGCTCCCACTGTTAATGGTGCTTGCGCCACCCACTATAGAGAAAACGCTGCCTGACTCTTGCGTTAATGAAAGAGTATTTTCTCCACCTGAGATGGTGAACGCCTGTCCCGTTGCGTAGACTGCCGAACTTGCATTTGCGGTTATACTAATGCTGTCACCTGTAACATTTGCTATAGAATCATCATGAACCGATATTGTAGAATCTTGAGCACCATAAAAATACACTGAACCTGTAACTTTATTAAGAGAGACAGTGTTGCTCCCTCCTGTAATCCTTAATTCACTATAAAGGTTTCCGCTTACAGCAGCGTTACCTCCACTCATGATATTGATTATATTATTACCGCTGATACTTACGGACCCGCCAGAGTTGCTGATGTTTAATGTTCCAGAGTTATCATCGATGAATACTCTTCCTTGGTTGTGTAGAATGTTTTCGCTTCCTTTCTCAACCACGAATAAGAATCCACTAATTGTATTGGTAGCATTAGATCCATAATAATTTCTAATTTGAGCAATGGAACCAAGTCCTTGGTTATAGATTGTCCCAACCACTGTGGAGGCATCAAAATTGAATGTATTATCACTACCAATTGACGTTACCTCACCAGAAGAATTTGTAAAAGTGGTATAATCATTATCAATAAGCGTATTGATACTGGCCCCTGTAAATGAAATGCCTGTACCATAATTAGTTATGGTGTCTACCGGGACAGGATAATTTAATGTCGCTACGGGACCAGTGGGTCCTGTGGGTCCAGTGGGGCCAGCACCCAATCCTCTTTGACCTTGTTTTCCAGACGGACCTGTGGGGCCAACGGGGCCTCCGGCAGGACCTTGAGCCCCTGAAGGACCCGTAGGCCCTATACGACCTTGTATACCCCGTATGCCTGTAACGCCTTGGGCCCCAGATGGACCCTGTATTCCTTGGATTCCTGTTCCTTGCGCTCCACGCATGCCCGTAACGCCTTGGGCCCCAGATGGTCCCTGTATTCCTTGGGTCCCCGCTGGTCCTTGAAGACCTTGTTGCCCCGTAACGCCTTGGGCCCCAGATGGTCCTTGGATACCTTGGGCCCCCTGAATCCCTTGGATTCCTTGGACCCCTTCGATGGCTCCAATATTGTGAGCCGCAAACAACGTGGTTCCCAAATCAGGTTTAATGATTACAGCACTAGAACAATTATGGGTGATATAAACTTCGTAAGCCTCTCCCGTGGCTTCAACAAAATTAATGGTAGAAATGTCGAAATAAGTATCCTTTGAGGAAGAGAAATTGTGATTTGAGCTAATTGTTTTAGCTATAGGAACACCGTCTCTAGTAATCTCCAGCATGCCTGAAGACTCAGCGTCGACCTTGCCTAAACCTAACTGGGAAACAAAAAGATAAGCACCGGAGATATTCGGTACGTACCTGTTAGTAGATAAATTGAACTCAGATTCATTATCAAAATCTTCCCCCACAAAAGAAACTTGAGTCCTCGTATTTGCGTTAATGCTTTGAACAGTCCCCTCGTTGTTTGCCGAAAACCCTACGCCTGTAACCCCTCCAGCAAATCCTTGTATCCCTTGAGTACCACCTACGCCTTGCGTACCTTGAGCCCCGGATGGGCCTTGTATACCCCGTATGCCCGTAACGCCTTGAGACCCTTGCGTCCCTTGTGTCCCTTGAGCCCCGGATGGGCCTTGTATACCCCGTATGCCCGTAACGCCTTGGATTCCTTGGGCTCCTGTTCCTTGGTCGCCTTGGATTCCTTGGACTCCTCGCATACCTGTAACACCTTGAGGCCCCGTACTTCCTACAAAAGCTTCGCCTGATGGCCCCGTAGGTCCAGTAGGACCAGTGACAGTAGAATCAACTCCCGCTGGACCCTCTGGTCCTGTCGGGCCAGCAGCAGCACCAATAAAAGCACCGCCCCAATAAGTTTCGGCACTATTTGTTGCAAGAGTAGCTGACTGTCCATTATGCCAAATATACGCCTCAAAATAATCATCATCCCCATTTGCATAGCAAACTGTCGAAACATCTGAATATGTCGCCTCATGCTTATGCAAGCTTGGAAGACTAGTTCTGCTAGACGCAATAGACGAACCATTCTTGTAAAGAAACACGGACCATACGCTACCAGTAGTTGCTATGTCGGTAGTCGGGTCGGCTACGGTAGCGGCTTGAAAATATAAGTAGTAATAACCAGTGGCATTAGGCGTAAATCTATAATTGGACGTATCGTAGCATTCCTCGCCATGATCGTAATTTTCAGTATTAGCTTGGAACTTAGTAGCGGTTTCTGCTGAAATCGATTGGTTAGTGGGACGGTATGCTCTAAACCCTGCTTGTTCGAGCCCCGCTGGGCCCGTTGGTCCTGCTGGCCCCAATGGTCCTGTCGGTCCCTGCTTACCAATAGATATATCAAGTTTATTTTCTAACTTAGATTCGACATCCGTGTCGTTAATGATCAATGACCCTGTGATCTTAACCTGACCAGAAACATTAATATCTTTATGTACAAAAGTTTCCCTTGATACTTCGTAATTCTTGTAAATCTCCTCATCAGAAATAGCACCACGATAAAGTCGGACAGCTTCGATGTTGCCTGTAAACGCATAGTTCTCGCCACTAAGACCACCTATCGCAAAACTATCATTTGTATAAGAGATAGTCTTTCCGGCTGACCCATCGTCGCCTGATACAATTCTGCCCCCACTGTAGATAGAGTGATTGGTCCCATCCCATTTGGAAGTTATATGGTGATAAGTATTCGGGGATATATCACTAACAGAAACTTGGGATATTGAACCATCAGTAAAAGTTATTTCACTAATAACTCTATTATTAATAGTATACCAAAGCCCATAGCTCGCTGCTGTCTCGGAATACGATTTACCAGCAATTAAATTTCTATTGCCTTCCCCATAGATAATCGGTTCAAACCTTGCGTCGAGAGTAAATACCTTTGGTCGTAAGATCTCTGAATCATCTGTTAACCCATAGCTCCCCGGTTCACTAAAGATTATTTCGTGCCAATGAGAATCGTAAGTACCATAAAGAGTTATATCATTTCCATATGTGGATAGATCGTAAAGCTTGTTACCAGACTTAGGATAGCTATCTATATTCGTAACGTTGACATCTAAAACAAGACCCGATTTTAAAACGGTGCTTTTTTCAACATCGATATGGCTAATTAACTTTTCTCCTTTGGAGTAAACGTCCCCAGTAACTGCTGAAATATCCCCACTATAAGAAGTGATATCTCCATCGACCTTTAATCCAAACCCATGAACCGCAGAAGTTCCATATACATCCAATCGTTTGGTTATGTCGGTTCCGGTCGCTTCGATTATAAAACGATGAATATCGCTTGATCCTAATTCATTAGCCGCCTTGACGAGTAAGCGTTGAGGCAACGGTACTATTTCCGGAATGAATCCTGTTAAGTGTACATAGGGATGATCGCCACTTACACCAAAGTTTACTTGATGAATACCAAAAGATAACGACTCAGTATACTCCAAATTCGAGCCGCTTATAGAAAAATAAGAATTAGGTACTCCCAACAACGGGGTCATTCCACTCGGATAAATACCTCTGATTACTTTGACTGGGTTTTTCGAAACAGCGTTGCCTTCGATGCCAAAAAGCTCAATATAACCAGAGCCTTGGAACCCCGAAGGGATATTGAACTCAAACCCTTCAGGACTAATAGTATGATTATCACGGATGTCGGATACCATACTTCCGCTTAATCTCCAACCAGTGACGTAAGGAAAATGGTCTCCTTTTACTACAACGGTGGTATTATCATCGCCAATCTGTGGAGAAAAACTAAGTATCTCAGGAGCAGGGAAACGAATATTTAAAATCTTATCTGAAAATACTGTTTGGGTAAATACTGGGTAATGCTCCTCAAATATATTATTCCTTACCCATTCCCAAGGAGTTTTTCTATTTGATTCATATAGTCCGCCCCATGGGTCAATAGTGACTCCGGTAATAGCAACTGCTTCTTGTAGTTTTGTGGCGGCATTAGTGTTTATCAGGAATGGGTATCCCGATTTTGGCACGGCTTCTACTAACTCAGAAAGAGTAGCAATACCTTCGGTTTTAAGTTGCTGATTTACTAAAGCATTTCCCGAAATTATTGTTTGGATTTTTGTATAACCAGTGGCGGGATTTCCATTTTGTAATACTTGGGCCGATCTGATAGTAGAGTGATCTAATCTTGTAACAGGCACTCCGTTATAGTCGTCTGTTGGTATATCCCAAATCGCTATTTTTCCATCACCTGTTATCCCGAATGATTTTGGGCCATACGAGTTGATCCCAGTTAAGCAAATATAATGTTCTGAATTATTAATCTCTATGTAATCAAGATCTGTTCCTTCGTTTTTTCCGCTCACGTAGAAACCGGATATTTGAGGAGCAACCTCGAAATCCAAGTGGGAAACTAGCCCCTGATTATCCGTTATTTCGATATTAGTCCCAAAGATTTCCCTTGGGACTTTAATGAGTAAGCCAGTACCTCTTTGGTACTCAATATTTTCCGCTTCTTGCGAGTAACCAGTAAACTCGGATGGGAAACCCCATTTAGACCCTTGAAGCTCTACGCCCGAAGCGTATATATGTTCTCCCCAAACTTGATATTGGGGGGTAAGGCCAAAAACCACAGAATCATTTATTACATCCAGCTCACTCGATGATCTTACTACTCCTCCATCGAAAGCTATTTCGATTTCTCCATCCTTTGCGTCGGATGGAATTCTAAAAGTAATTCCGGAGGACCCGTTGCTTGTCCAAGATCTTTCGACCCCCCCCTGTCTGTTACTTACCAGATCTGTTCTTGTACCGTTGGCTCCTGATAAATGGATCTCTTTCGCAAGATTGAGTCTCGAACCGCTAATCGTAACGTAAGAATTTATCTTTCCGGAAACTGGGCGGAAACCGCTAATATAAGGATCAACGCCAATAGTTCTTAGAATTTGGTTTGAATAAACAGTACCACCCGTCGCCTCTATCTTTATGAAATCTGTGTTTAAATTTTTGTTTATCGCAAATGACAAGTAATTATATCCATCCCCAGAAGTAAAGACTCCCGAAGAAACCGCCGCCCCACCTACAGACACGCCTGTTACATTTATAAAATTTTGCCCAGTAACATTTATGGTAGTACCGAACTTACCAGAGGTGGGTGAAAACCCAGTAATCGAAGGCTTTCCTATTAATTCAAATGAATCATATGCTGTATAATAATCAGTATTAAAACTAGCGTAACCTTCATTTCTAACTTTAACAGCGTATTGAACTATCCCGCTCGCATTATGTTGGTACAAGTTCGGATCAATCATGAACTCATCGGGAACCATGAATTTTAATTTGTTCGTCGCTTCAGGCTCCCAAGCGTCTAACATGAATGTTCTTGGAACTAATTGATCATTGAAATAAACTCTAGAATGCTCCTTATATATATTTGTACCAGTAATTGTTATGGTTTGTTTATGTACGCCACTCGGTGGAGATAAGGTAAGGTCCAGATCCGTAGAGTCAGGGATATCCCCAATATCCCCAATGATACGAACCCCTCTATTCGGAATAGTAGCTGTGTTATATAACCCAGAAACTGTTTTTTCTATTGAGTCAATTTCATATCTATAAGCTCCGGGGCGAACAGAGGCATTAAAACTTATAACGGAGTCCTGTGTAATCTGATTATAATTTAAAGTATAATTGCTAATATTGTACCCGACGCCAACTTGGCTTCCGTCTATTTTTGTTTCGCCGTGTTCAACAGGAACAAGTCTCAGCCCCGTAAGCGTACTCTCACTCCATCCTCTACCGACTATCGATACAAAATCTCCAGAAAAACCAGTGTGAGGAGCAACGGAAACAATGTCTCCCACTGGAGGAGTTACATAAAAATTAGCCCCCGAATTATACTCAGACGCCCCATCAGGTTTTAAAAGATGGATCGAGCCGGAACCAAAAACAGAAATATTATCTGGGACATTTCCTGTTAGTAGATTTTCATCTACTCTAACAAATTTTCCTGTCCCATTGTTTATCCTTACTCCAAATTCAGTAGCAGAATGCCTGTATAACAAGCTAGAGTGAAAGTTTTTCCCCGAAACACGAACGTAAGCTCCAGTAGGTCCTCTTTCGGGGGATACTCCTGTGATAGCTACTTCTTGACCAAAAGAGCCTAAGCTAATTCCTGAAGTTTGATCTCTGCCTTGAACCGTTATAAAGCCTTTGCACACACCATCGTCAACGGTAAATTGTAAACCGCTTGGAGAAAGCACGTTAAAGGCTACAGGGCTGTCTCCGACTATAACTCCTGTAACCCCGTAGAACGAAGCCCCGTAAACATCGACAAGGTCCCCTGCTCGGCTATCGCCAGAAGGAAAAAATTTATCTACCCTCGGATAAGGAGTAAAAAAATCAGAGGTGTATACTGTCTGATTTTTATCATTAGACCTGACAGTAATCCTGTCTCGGAAAGCATTCCTCGGAACTTCTGTTATGATCTTGGTCCCATAGGGTTGACCAATTAGTCTAAATCGGTCGACTCCTTGGCCAGCGCCGAAATGAATGTAAGATATTCTACTTAAATTAGTTCCTGTTATTGTTACTTCAGTGCCGGGGTGGTCATCCGACGCTAAACGCCCTTTCTTTGGACCAAATGACGTAAGCGTCATCGTGTCGAAGTTTAAAGAATAAGTCCCTAATGACTGCGCCATACCCCTAGCGTTAGTCACATAAACATAATCAGTTGGGGGTGGACCGTAAGGAACTTTAACAGTTAATTTGTTGTCGCTTTCAATGTTTAAATCTCTTGTTGAAACATTACCAAAGCTAACTTGCGAGGCCGTATTAAACTCGGTTCCATATACCGTAACCGTTTCCCCTTCTTTAAACGTAGAAGGGCTGAAGCTTGTTAGCGTAGGGTTATCTCCAAGTCGATTTTCCCTGATTGAAAGTTGAGTGCTTAAAGGAGAATTCGAATCGACGCCAATTTGTTTCTGATTAAGAATTCCGATTACACTATAGGAATCAACAATTCTATCGGTGTTGTCTTTTAAATTCAGAGATATAGACGCATCGTTTCCATAGAAAGATAAATTTCCACTGAGGGTATCTATAGTGACTCCTACTTGAACCTCTTTTTGTCCAAAGTAAATTCTACTGGGCACTGAATTGCCCGCTTCTATCACTGGCCTTATCTCAGAAGAGAACCCATATTGAATGGAAGCAATACTATCTATGTCTCCAATGCCTGATAAACTAGATATGGTTGCATCAGTAAAATTTAAAAAATCTACATTGCCCGCTTCTTGGTATGTGGGTTCAAAAGACCCCTGCAACTCATCAAAAAAAACGATCTCTGCGTCTATTTTTACGGGGCTGATGGGGACAGCCTGAAAGTTATAAGACGTAAGATAGCCGCTACGAAAAGTGAGTCCTCCAAAGTCGCCAGATATAACCCCCGTTTCGGAACTTACAAATTCTTTTAAAGGGTCTTTCCCTGTAAGGTAATAAGAAACAGATAATTGACCACCTATTCCGTCAGTTGGGGAATAGCTATTTGAATGACGCTGATGAGCGATATATTTTGGATCATTACTGCTCTGAAAGGAGACATTAGCATCTGATACGAAAAATGATTCTTCGTTTATCTGTATCTTACAATTTTTATAAGTAAAATACATACTCTAATAATTTCTGTTCACTGATACTGCGGTTCTCACCTGTTTACCGACCCCCGCTATAACTGCGGTGCTTGTTACCACAGCTCCACTTACCAAAATCTTAAGTTGATTAGTCTGCGATTCTTCTGAACCGCATAATGCTTCTATTTCAAATAAATCAGCTTCACTGTCGTTTTCGAAATTAGGCAACGCCTCCTCAGCTTTTTCTCCAGAGAAGACGATATGCTTATACTTATCCCTCACGAATTTAATTTCTTCATTAGCCTTTATCATTTGTACTTGTTTAGGGAATTTTCTTCCTATCGTATAAATTGGCTTGTACTCAGCATTGAAACCGTAATCCATTTTATAAGTTGGAACTTCGATATGCGTCCCACTCGACGCCACGTAAGTAGTCCACCCATGGGCTAATGAATTTGACTTATTATAATCAATCCCTTCGTCTCCTTTTTTCTTCGTCGACAAATCCCCATTCCCAGTGAGTTGATCATAACAAATGAAGCTAGCTCTTGCGTGAGTCACTTTATTCGGCTCTACTGCAAAACTGTAACTTTGAAGATAAAAATTCCCTGTTATACCCGCAACTTCGACCGGAAATGGTTTTGCGACATGGTCATCCTGCCTGAAAGCTTTTATCGAATTTATAATCTCTATATTTGGCTCGTTATCTACTTCAACATAATAGTCTATATTCAAGACATTTCTTATGGAATCGGCGGCGGGTTTGCTCATTTCCCCCCTCATTTCTAGGATATAAGCGGGGTCAAGATAGTTTTGAGATTGGATATTGGCAGAAGTAGCCATTACACCGCTACCGTTCACCGCAACATCACAATTATCGAAATAAACCATTCCCTTTTACCTTAGAGGATATTACACAGATTTATGGTCTATTTATGTAAGTTTTATATGATAAATCCAGAGTTTGATTTCCATTAGCAGAAGTCGAGAAAGATTGGGAATGTAATATTAAATTAGTAAAGTGATATTGATGGGCGACCGCATTACTGTCTTTGTCCCTCAGCTTGATTGTAAGGTCTCCGTTTTTAGGGGCACATGGGTAATCTGAATTGGTATATGGAACAATATCATTACTTTCTAAACTAAATTTACAAGTGACTTCGACAGGATAATTCAATTCCACCTGAGTAGGGTAACGGTGTCCTAGTACGTATATTGGATTTCTCTCTGTACTAATTTCTATAGAATATTGGTTGACTCGATTACTTTTAAAATCTTCGAAACCTTCTCCTTCTATCTCTATAGATCCGGGGGCAATTATATTTGAACCGTATTTTGGATAATAATTTTGTATATTTTCTAGATCTGTTGTGACTTTAGGCGATTCCCCAGTCGGAATTCGCCCCATTTTGCCTAATACCGATACCGTCGCATCAACCGTAGGGGCTTTGCCTATGCTGGCTTTATGGGAATAAGAGGTTAAATACCCAGAAGTAAAACTAAAATTTTCAGTAGAATTTGACTTGTTTTTTAAAATATAACCGTTGAACCCAGAATAACCAGTTAAGTCTATAAAAAAGTCTTTAGAAATGAGGTTCGCACCCAAGCTAACTTCGCCCTTGAATCCTCCGTCGGGAGCATACTCTATAGGCGAAGATCTCATTCCCATGTATTCCAACTGGGCTATAGGTAGAGAAAAATTAGCAGAAACTTGCTGGACTCCACTAACCTCCTCTTCATTTATAAAAAAATGCTGATTACCCCGATGTAGCCGTGGAGATTTGTTAAAGTCAAACATAACGCCTTTTTCCATTACAAATTACACCAATTTTTTTTATAAAAATGTACAAATTTCGTGTAAAATAAAGAGGTAAAAGGATTATGGCTAACGTTTACGATATAACTGAGTGGCCTTTCAGCCCAGTAAGCTACAAACAGGATGACGTTACTAAGGTAGTAGCGGGTTCAGACTCTACTATTTACCCAAATTTGTCCGCTGTAGCGAAGCCTTCTGCTACGGAATTCATGTATTACTACTCAAAAAGAGATCATACATCTAGCACTGCTCCGTTTAACGATTCAACAAATTGGGCTGGTTTTACCACTGATAACAATAGCGAATATTACCCTCATTTTATCTGGACGCCATCCTACCCTGTTAGCGCTAATCAAACGCCAAGGATGAGAGCTATAGTTTTTGGGGATGGATACGAACAAAGAGCACAGGACGGAATCAATAATATCCTACTCAATTTATCCTTAAGCTTTGGGCTTAGGGATGCAAATCAAACAAGGGCGATTCTCCATTTTCTTGAAGCTAGACAGGGTACGGATCAATTTCTTTTTACGCCTCCTGATCCCTACTCGAAACAAAAGCTTTTTGTTTGTAAGGCTTGGGCTAGCAATTATAACTTTTTTGATAATTACGATATAACAGCTACTTTCGAAGAAGTACCAACATAGAAATATGAGCACTCCTCCCCTAAAAGGCCTTTCTAAAGCCAGCACTTCTCTAACTCAAGGAGCTATCCCCAAAAGGAATGAGGAGATGATGTCGCTAGATCCGACTGCGGTAATCACAATGTTCGAGTTCGATTTTACGGATATTTTATTCGCCAAAAACCTCATTAGCCCAAATGCCCCTGAAGGACTTCGTATTTTTAGAATTCATAATTCAGTCAATCTTTTTAGTAGTACTATTCAGTGGCAAGGGCATTGTTATCTCGCTTGTCCGTGTCACGCTGAAGGCTTCGAAGTGTCCTCAAAAGGGGCTCTTCCGAAACCCAAATTGGGAATTACTTCTACTGATGATTCTCTTCCTGCTTTCTCCGCTTTTAGGGCTCAAATAAAAAAACTAGGAGACCCAAGTGGAGCAACAGTTACTAGGATACGTACTCTGGCTAAATTTCTAGACAGTTCTAATTTTACAGACGACACACAGCCACATGGGTTTGAATCGAACGAGTACGCTGAATTCCCAAGGGATGTTTATTACATAAGTAGGTTAGCACGAGAGAGCAAAGGAGAAATGCAATGGGAATTAAGCACTGTACTTGATTTTGAAAATCTTTTTTTGCCTAAAAGGAGAATGTGGAGCCGAAGATGTTCTTTTGAATATAGGGGAGAAGGATGTTGCTATGAATACAGCAGTGGAGCGCCTAAAATCAAACATTCTTACCCACCTTCCGAAGAAGAAGCACATAAAGGAGCGTCTCTACCCGGATCTGCCCCGCCAAAAGCTAATGTTTTAGATGAAAAATTTGTCGATCTCCTTCAGGGCAGCCTTAGTAACGCAGGAGAATTTAGCATAAACAAACCCTATCGAGCAAAGGAATTTGTATACATAGAAAAAGGTGGAATTCGCTACTATTTTGTCAGATCAGTTACTGGCCCAGAGGGAATAGACGTAACAAATACAAACTATTGGATTCCTGACCAATGCTCTAAAACCGTTAGAGGATGTAAATTGAGATGGGGAACAGAAATTTGTAATCATAACAAAGGTGGAGCCTTACCTTTTGGTGGGTTCCCCGGATTAGGTAGGCTAACCTAATGACTCTTACAAAAGAAATAAAAAGTAAGATCAAAGAGCATTCTTTAATAGAGATGCCAAATGAATGTTGCGGCTTAATAGTCAAAAACAAGAGCACCAGTCTTGTTGAAGTCCACCAATGTAAGAACCAATCGACCTCAAAAAGCACGGGCTTCTCCCTTTCTCCTCGTGACTATTTAAAAGCTTCGAAGACGGGTAAGATCTTAGCTGTATATCATTCTCACCCCGACGACTCAGAAGGTTTTTCACCAATTGATAAAATAAACAGCAAAAATCACAATATTAACTATCTATTATATTGCGTTGGGAAAGACAAATTTTTGGAATATTTCCCCGAAACCCCACAAGAAGAATATACAGGCAGAAGTTTTAAAAAAGATGGTAATAATTGCATAACCATCTTTAGGGAATTTTATAAAAAAGAAGTGGGGTACGATATTCCTAAAAAATTTAATTGGAAAACTATCCATGAAAATTTTAAACCAGTTCTGAAGGGCGAAGCTGTTACCTCGGAAGCACTCGCATTCGCCAAATCAATCGGGTTTGAAAAAATTGAGGTTAATTCCGTAGAAGATTTAGAAAGAAACGATGGAATTGTTTTGTACTCCAAGGAACATGACTTCGTAGCCCATGTTTTGATATATTTAGGTAACGGCAAAGTTCTTTATCAGCCAAGAGATGCTAAATCCCAAATAAGAGATTATGGAAAAGCTTTCCTAAAAGATACAGTGTGTGTTTTTAGAAAAATAAAATAAAATATCATGGTAGAAATAAAACTACATGGAGAATTAGGGGAAAAAGTTGGTAGTCGTTGGGACCTGAGCGTGAAAAGCGTCAGCGAAGCCGTTCACGCTATCGAAATAATGTCTGGACGGAAACTCTTTGATTACCTTTCCGAAAATTCTCTCGACCAAAAATACGAGATCTTAATAAATGAAAAAGAAGTCCGCCTTTCTGAAGAATTAATAAACCCAATCGAAAAGACCATAGAAACTTCAGAAAAATTAATAGAGAAAATTAAAGAATCAGAATTAGTAATCGAAAGAGGCAACTTGAAAACAATTGATATAATACCCGTATTAGAAGGTTCTATGGGGGTTGGGGCGATAGCGGCTGGTATCATCACAGCAGCAGCAGGAGCTATGATAGGGGGAGCAATAGGAGCTGCGTTGTTAATGGCAGGAATAGGGTTATTGGCCTCAGGAGTTATAAATCTCTTGGCAAAGCCACCTGAAATAGCTGAACAGAGAGATGTTCAGACAAGAGGGGCTACGTCTTATCTGTTCTCTGATTACGAAAATACAAATAAAGAAGGAGGCCCCTGCCCTGTTGTTTACGGACGTCTACTCGTTGGTAGCCATGTTATTCAGGCAGCTTATGATACTTATAACATAGATGCAGAGTCAGGAGGAGAACCAGATCTCGTGGAAGATTTACTCAAGGCAGGAATTGATTCGGGTGATGGTATGTTCATGCTGGTTTGGGCCGCAATCGCAACAGGCAACTACGAAACAGTGACTAGAGAACCACAGATAGCTGATCCAGATAGTGGGGGATGGATAGGTTAATACTGAAAAATGATTAAAATATTTAGCCAGCACGGAATCAACACGAGGCTCAGAAAAAGCTATGGAATTTCATCAGCTCTCGTATGGAATCGTATCCCTGAAGAACCAGACGAAGGAGCAATAGGTCAACTTGACGGTGACGGCAATTCTCTGGATAGAGCTATATCATCCACTTTAGTTAAGATTACCGACGTTATCTCCGAAGGAGAAATTAACGGTTTGGTAGAAGGGGAGTTCGTAGGAAAATTTACAGGAACCGTGGACGAATCAAGAGGTCAAATAGGGTGGGACTCGGTGGATTTCGAATCTAACTCAACAATAACGCCTAGCGAAACCAGTAGTAGAACATACAAATGGCTCCCTTCTGTTTATTATAATGACCTTCCAGTTATTAATAAACACGATCAATTTAATTTTCAACAAATTGGCATACAGCAATCTAAAGGATCTCCAGACGGAACTGTCGAGGGCGTAATAGATACACCATTGACCATACACAGGTCAATCGGCGAAAGACTAAGGGGAGGCGGGGAGAGTTTCGCTAAAACATATAGGATAAAGAATAAGGACTGCAAAGGAGTCGCTGTATCAATAAAAATAGTTAATTTATTAGCCGTAGAAAAACAAAGCTCAGAAAAATACGGGGACAAATCCGATACGACTGTAGATTACACTATACAATACCGCCCTATATTTACAAAAGCAGAAAATGCCCGTCGTGGTGCTTCACTATTCACCACAGGAGCGGAAAAAACAATAAAAGGCTACCTCAATCACCCCTATGTACACCAAACCACTGTAACATTCGGTCAAGATTTTTCG